TGCCCCACCTAGTGGGAGGCCGGCCGATGCAAACTCAGAGACATTAAAAGCCATGTCTTATCTCCTCCTTACCGCGCCTTAGGCCCGACCGACGATTTCGGTGAACTCGACGCCGGTGCGGACAGCGACGAAGTTTAGCTGGATGAAGTTAATCGAGCGCGCAGGCTTCACGTAGATGTCGCCGACAAACTCGTTACGGTCGATGACCTCAGGAGTGTTGTTGGTCTCATCGCATACCACGCGGAAGTCATAGATACCGCGGCGCCCTTGCACATCACGAAGGAAAGGCTCGACCAGGTTGCGGAACTGAGCGCGAGTAAACTCATCGTTGAACTCGAACAGAGTAAACTTCGCAGCCGTGCTAATGGCCTTCTCAAGCACGATGAATAGACGGCGGACGTTGATGCGGTCAAAAGCTGACGGCTTCGCAAGCAATGTCTTGTCACCGAATAGCACCGTACCCTGACCAGGGAATGTAGATACTGGATTGATGCCGCTTTTATACAGCTGGTCGCGCTGACCCTTAGTCGGGTTGAATGATAGCTTGATCACGTTCTTGACCTGACCACGATTGAAGCCAGCTGGGCTGAACCATGGGTCGCGCTCATTATCGGTACGCACCATCAGACCAGCGGTGTCGCCGTTCAGAGGAACATAGCGATATAGATCGTTATATTTGTCATACACATACTTGTAGCCGCTATCAATCACCGCGTAAGAAGATGACGGAAGCAGGTTACGGAAGGTGATCGAATCATCGACTTCCTTACCGATGTAGTTAGAGTTATTGACCACGTCGGCGCGCCGCGGAGAGATCACCGCGATGCAGTCCTTGCGGGCTTCAGCCACGTTATTGATGACATGCACGGCTTTAGTCTGATTACCATCACCCGTCAGGATGAGAGATACGTCGACTTCTTCCGGGTTCGCAAACTTGTTATATCCGACGATGTAATCGGCTGAGCGAGGCACGTTACCATCGCGACCAAGGACGAGAGAGTCGCTGAACGGACGGCTTTGCGTACCCGCACCAAAGCTGACACCGGCAGCAGGCTTACCTGCGTTGGTGATGCCTGTAGGATGGGCAGTCCACCACACATACTGAGAACGATCGTTAATAACGTTCTTGTAATAATTTGTGGCGCCATCTTGCGTCAATGCATCTGAGGCCTTAGATACGGCAGCAAACCTCTCGATGACGGTATTAGCACGACCTGACCAGAGGCCATCTTCATCCGCCACGACGATATGCATCTCATCGCTTGAACCACCCTGCTTTGAGACGTATTCCGAGGAACCCGGAGCAGCATCAAAGAAGTTATAGAACTCCCAACGGCGAGTCGTGGTCAATCCAGTAGCGGTGTTACCGACGTACTTTGACTGTAGCACAAGAGAAGTCGTGTTGGTCACAGAGGCGACCTTCACTTCACTCTTATCTGGGCCAGCAAGCAGGATGTCCCCGACGCGGATCTGGTTCACGAATGACGTGCCAGAACCTGTGACGGTGACGCTGTTATTGGTGAAAGATAGCGTACCTGTCAGCGTGCTATTCCACGCATTGGCAGTCGAGCAGACTGACACGCGCAATGAATTGCCAAGCTCACCTGGATACTTCGCAACCCAGCTACCGACACCTGAGATACCGCTTGAGAAGTTTAGCTCATAGTCATCATCGCTCTTGATGACCGTGTTGGTCGTGTTGGCGGCATTAGTCGTGGCGTTACGAGCATTGCTCGTAGTTCCAGCTTCATTGATGACGCGCACAACGTACAGCTTATTGCCGTAGCCAAGGAAGCTAGCGGCGGTAAAGAAATCTGAGGCTGTGTTTGAATTGGGCTTTCCAAATTGCACAGCGAGAGAATCTTCGGTATCGATAAGAACTCGCTTCTGCACTGGACCCCAACGAAAATGACCGGCAATGGCGCCTTCTGTCGTGCTAACGGCAGGGACGATCGTGGATAGGTCAATTTCGCTGACATTCACGCCGGGAGAGACTTGAAATGGCATGATCATTTCCTCCTAAGGTGTCTGATGTATACTCATCCTGGATATTTATAAAAAAGCCATCAGACCCGGATCCAACGATCCAGCCATTCACCATCACCAGAGGAGCCGTCGAGGGCCATGGGATCATCCATCGAGCCATCGTCGTAAAACCCTACCGGTAGCAAGTCCTCATCCATCTCTCGCAGCTTTTCTTCAGCTATGCGATGTCGTATATCTATATCGGTTAGCTCTTTGAAATATAACTGCTTTGCAAGCCAACCAAATAAGACTAGCGTCATCACAAGGTCGTCATTATAGCCTTCTTCGGCCTCATAGCTACTACCTTTAGATACGAAGTTTGACAGCTCCTCAATCGTATCAAAATCTTCGATTATCAGCTTGTCACCTTCGATCAGCTCCTTCAGACTAGAGCATCCGACGGCCTTGACAAACCTTGATGTCGTGACACCTAGCTGGGAGCGACCTGAGAAACCTGCGCTGAGCTGTTGCCCTGCCCGTCCCATCTGCGTGGTCCAGAGGACATTATCGCATTCTAGGTCCCGATGTAAAGTCTCGGCTACGGTCTTGCCGATGTCATTAGTTTCGACCAAGACATATGCGTTGTTATATGCCTTAGCATATCTCGCGATGATCTCAGGATAGAACGAAGAAACGACCGTATTGTTTTTATATTTTGCGACTAATCTATAGGGTACCTGTGACACATCTATCACGGTGAATGCAGAATAGTCTAGACCGACCCCATGACCTGTGTCAACTATGATGGCATATGTGTGCTTATATTCAGGCTGATGATATATGTCCACACCCCAAGCATCCTTCGACACGTTCTTGAAGGCCATGGACCTAAGCTTAGTGCCTGAGATTAGGGTGAGAGTGCTACCAAGGAACTCTGTCTCAAACTCCTGCTTGAATTGTTCTTCGCTGGTATTGCGAATGGTCTGTTCGCGCCACTTGTCATCGCGACCTGGAGTATCTTTCCAATGCACCTCGATAGGGACATACTCGCTGCGCTTCTCGGTAGCATCGACCCACATCTTATAGTAATGGTTTAGACCGTTTGGCGTGGACACCACGATGATCTTGGATGTCTTACCTGAGCTGATCGTCGGATAGACGGATGCAAAAAACTCCTCGGCGATATTGCGAGGCACGAATGCAAACTCGTCTAGGAAGATCAGGTTATAAGAACCGCCGCGGATGGCGCTAGCAGAAGTCGCAGATGCTAGTATCTTTGAACCGTTCTCAAGTTCGATATTACCCTTGTTCCATATGACGATACCTTGCTGCATCCACTTAGGTATATGCTCATATGCTAGCTGTATCTTTGAAAGCATGTCTCGCGCAAGGCTGCCTTTGTTAGCAAGGATCGCGATGCTCTGATTGTCATGAAACAATATCAGCCACAGCATATACCCAGTAACGGTCGTCGATTTACCAGACTGACGAGGCATCTTACAGATAGAGAATCGATTGTCCTTAAAGGTTCTCACCATCTTGCGCTGATATGGATATAACCCAAAGTTGATGAGGCCGCGGTCGACGCTGACGATCTTCATATAATTTTCGATGAAATATTCAGGGTCTTTGGCGCATTTGTGGTATTCACGGATCTGATCTTCCGTGAAGTTTATCTTGATGCCAGCTTTCTTTAGGGTGGGGTTACCAAGATAGCTATCAGACATCTGACGCCTCGCTGTCGATGATGTCTTCCTTGCGTCCGTTTATGATGGCCTGCAGGTCAGCCGTGCTACCGATGAACACAGCATTGTTGACTACCGTGCTGGGTGAAGCAGTCTCACCTCTGATATCTTTATTGCGCTTATGGATGTCAAGCAAATCTTTGTTTACGTCTGATATGGTCTTGATGAGCTGCCCGACGACCTCATATGCACGAGGAGAATCCATGTCTTTGGCCATGGTTAAGAGGTTATCAAGTGCCTCTTTACCCTTACCTATGACATCCTTTAGATTGTTTCGCGCCTCTTTGTAATCTACCTCAAGGTCGTCGGAACCATCAGTTTGCTCTATGACTGCTGGGAGAGCCTCTTGTCTCTGTACTTCTGGAAGATTCAAAGCATCTCTTAGACCATCATGTAAATTACTCATTTTAACTATCCTGTCCAGTTATGGGGTCATACTTGACCCCAGCCTCATAGAAGAATGTATTAGGCGCATATTTCCATGCGGAGTTTGCAGCTATCAAGTTCGGGCTTATCGATGCGGCGCTATTCGCAGTCCCAACGCCGTTTGCAAATAGACCTGGCTGTATCGTGACTCTAGATGTCGTGAGGGACCTATCGATCTCCTCATCGGTGATATCGACTGTGATTCCATACAAGGTGTTAGCCTTAAGATTAGTATCCATCGAATGAAAATTGAGAATGGTGCGCTTGATGATACCACCATCATTCGCAGGAGTCCTCACTGGACCAAAGAACCAACACTTCATCGTAAAATTGTATGTGTATACCAGAGCCCTACGGTTTTCATAATCACCTTCGTAAGTATCATCTATGTTCATCCCATTCAGTAT